TAAGTATAGGGCGATGATTACTACTGCTTGCAGGGCAAGTCCAGTTAGTAGTATCATTATATCAGACATTAGGGTTCATCGCTAGTAAAGATATAACGAAAATCAGACAAAGGCATACAACCTCTGTCTGTTCTCGTAGTTTATGTAGTTTATGCTTATGCATCAACCAGCAGATGATAGTATTATCAAAAACGGTAACGCAAATGGAAGAGTCATCAGCACTAGAAATTCGATAGCGTCACAGATTTTACAAACGAATTTGTTATCTGAAACTTCTCTAGCTTTTCGTACCATGCTCTTTGCAAAATATATTGCTGTGGACATGGTTTTCCTTTAAGTTTATTATAAGTTCTGTGTATAACCTGCTATAACGGTGGTTTATACGCATGTATTTAGACAATTCAAAAACCTAATGAATCGTCCTATCATCTTCCTCATCAAATAATTCGAAATCTTCTTCGAACTCATCGTAGTTTTCGTCTGATAATGAAGTCATTACTTTGTTTAAGTATTGTCTTTGAATTTCATGATTATCAATCTTCTTATTAGTAAGAGGGATTGTTCCTTGTTCCACCATCTCTAACCATCTAGATGAAGCTTCATCGTAGAATGGGATGAACTGTTCGTTCATACTACTCCTGTGTATTACTTGGTCGGATGGAATCAATACGATAGAGTCTTCACTTAAAGGTGCATACGGATAGAATGTAGCAAGAGTTTGTATACCGTTTTGCACGGTGAGTTGGCATATCATAGGTAGGGTTATATGTAAACCTTCCGCTGACTCTCTAACCATACCGACGAGCTCACTACCTGTCTTAAGTTTTACAACTTCGTATTTCTGTGGTATTAGTTCTGATGGTCGTGTCATTTTAAATCAAATTGCCTTATCTCGTATGAAAAGTTCTCTTCGTTGTATATATTTATACGTTCTTTAAGGTGATTAAGCGTATGATTTTCACATTGTAGGTCATCTGATATATCAAATAACTTCATACTATTTTTTCCCTCTGCTTTACGAAGACCCCTTCCAATAGATTGTAGGTTTCTGATTCTCGATTTTGATGGTGATGCAAAGACGATGTTGTCTATGCGTTTGATGTTGACACCTGTAGAGAAGGTGCCGTATGATGCTAGTATGACATTGTCGTTTGCCTTTTCTACATAGGCTCTTACTGCTTCACGGTCTACAACATCTGTACCACCGTAAACATAATGAAGTTTGTCACCCAATCTCTTGTGCATTTTTGCATGTAGAATAGTTCCGTGTTTCTCAACAAACTGGAACAACACTAGGGTGTTACCTTTTAAACTGTAGACTAGATTGCATAGGAAATCATTACGCATTTCATTTGAAACTAGATAATCCATCTCATCTTGATAGGACATTTTCTTCTGTTTAGTATGACGTAGTATGACACAATCTATAGAAAGATTAGCAATCGTTCCCGAATCCATTAACTCTTTAGTACTGATAACTTTCTTAACGGGCCCAAACAAACCTTCCAGTTGTAGTCTGTGTACTTCTGTACCGTCCAGTGTACCAGTGCAACCAATTCTTATGGCAGTCTTCTTCATCTTCTCAAGAATACCTTTTAATACATTTGCTTTGAATAGGTGTGCTTCATCCCCGACAACCATATCAAAAGACTCCATAACTTCTTTCGGTGCTTTACTGAACGACTGCCATGTCGTAACTGTGATAGGTGCGTCAAACACGGGCTGTTTAGAATATATCTTACAGATAGGTTCGTCGTATCCATAATCTTGAAAATCTTTTGTCATCTGTTCTACTAATGATGTGGTAGGAACAATGATAACTGTCTTGACATCGTAGTATCGTGCTAACATATAAATGATAAGAGACTTACCACTTGCAGTCGGAGACAATAGTAATTGTCTTCCATACTTAACTGCTTCATTGAATGCTTCTAACTGATAGTCTCTAGGTTCAAATGGTAAATTCAAATCCTTAACATTGAATTCTTTTAGTTTATGCTTGTAACCAATGACATCTTGTATACCTTCAAACTCGTATCCTCGTTCTCTGCAGAACTCATCTACGTATGGAAGTAATCCGATATAAATCTTGTGTGTTTTAATTGAAAATAGATAGACCTTACCATCCCACCATTTGTTCTTATAACTTGGCATGAATTTTGCGTTGGGAACGGTGAAGGAGAAATAATCGTGAAGGTCTTTAGCCAAACCGTCATCGCAGTCGACTTTCATGAAACACTCATCTACTTTCGAAACTGTGACTTTCATTTTACTTGTAGGGATATCCGATGAACCAACCCACTAGGGAAGTTCGGCACCCTTGTGTAACTGGAGTTACTTGATGGTGTACAAAAGATGGGAACATTATTAATGACCCCTTTTGTTTAGCAGAGTTAGGAATCTGTCTGTAGTAATCCCTCATGTCTCTTGTGTAATCTGTTGAAGTAAGAGTATCCTTTGCACGGATATCTTCTATCCATTGAAAGTTACCACCTTCATATTCGTCGGGGTCTGTTAACTGAATAGAGAAACTAATCTTTCTTATCATACCACTGTTTGCATATGGCTTATCTGAAGCATCTGTATGCCATGTATAGAAACCACCACGTTGACCTTGTTGTGCATTGTATGTTGTATGTTGTAATGGTTCTAGTTTTTCTAACTCTACATTCCAACCACTTTGTTTCATACCCATTGCAACTGCATCTTCTACTTTAGTCCAAACGTCTCCTAGAACTTTCTTTGCATCTTTATGAATCCATCTTATATCCGATGCTCTTATATTGTCTACAACTTTACCACCGTCTCCACCAGCTGCTCTTTCGGCACCACGGTCTTCGCCGTCGGGGTCTAGGTCAAGTCTTCCACCCTGTCCTACTGCACCCGATTCAAGTGGGTACCCCATTGCCTTGCCGTTGATGAATTCAACTTCATCTGAGGTTAGTAACGAGGGGTAAGACCATAAATAATTTTGAAGGTTCATTCGTGGTCACACATCTTGTCACTTGCATAATTAGTTAATACCGATGGAAAGACTCCATGTATTATCAATGCAAGTGCCATTGTCCATGCATGAAATAGGTGTTGAAAATATCCCATGCCTATTGTCATCAAGTGTCTATTCATTATTGTCCAGCCATAAACTTTCTCCAATCGATTGTGTTCTTAATCGTTTGGTGTCTCCATGTTATGTTTTGCATACATTCCTTAAGGAAGTCTACTGTAACTTTAAGGTACTCAATCTTTGCATTGAGTTCTTGTAAATCGGTATCTGCATTGAAAAAGATTTGCATATCATTCTTCATAATTTTTAAACCATTGAATGGGTCGGGTACCCAACCTAGTTCTTGAATTCTTTCATCGTCCATTTTCCCATTGAACCACAGCCACTTATCTTTGAGTAGAGTGTTATAGGATGTTTGATATTTTTTAAGGACTAGAATCTTATTGGTTAATAAGTCTTGATATTTTGCATGGAGTTTAGGCACCTCTAACGATGCTGTATCCAATTCGATATCATCTATTTCACAGTCATTTGCCCATTGGGCTTTTAGTTCTTCTAAAGTCATAATATATATTATACCACAAAAAGGGGGTTTTAACTAGTGGTTTCTATGTCGTAGTAAGTAAATTTAAACTCTATAGTGGCAACTACTGCCTCTCCGTCTGCACCCGATTCAAATTCTAGACCACTCAAACTGATTGGAAAACAGTCATGGAATCTAAAGAATCTATTGGGTATGTTTTTGTTTGTTGTGGTAATCAAAGTGATGTCTGACATCTCCTTGTCTGTTCCACCTAGGTCGGATGATGTTCCTAGTATAGTTTGTTTAGAGCCCACGTAACTTCCATAGTCTGCTGGGTCTTTGATTGGCACGATTGCATTCATCCAATCATAAACTTCTTTAAAGTTCTGTAAATCTTCATCAACTAAGAAGTCGACTGTTAGATTTTCAAACGTAACCTTGTCGCCTGGGAAATATGCATCCAATCCAACACCCGCTGCAACTGCAATTTCAGTGAACTGCAGGCCTGGAATAGTACACTTCTTAATGTAGTATTCTGTTGTAGGTATCTTATCAATAAGAAGTCTAAAATTATTCTTATTGAGAATTGATTTGTTAATATCAACCATTTATTTTTGCTATCCTTTTAGTAGAAGAGGTGTCGAAGTAATCGTTCTCTCTGTACTCTCTCGTTACTGTGTTCTCACATAGATATCCATCTTGGATATATGTTGTCACGGTCTTCCTAGAGATGACATCTGTTGTCTCCTCACCTTTTGGAAACGTTTCTGCTTCCCATGGGCCCTCTAGAACCTTCACTGTTTTTTTATATAAACTCATAATATTCTCCGTATGTATTTATTTAGGTGTTTCAATATGCCAAAACCTACGGAAGTGGATAAAATTTGGTGGTACTGAACCGAGTGTAGCACTTTGTTTAGGGTTTGTAGGATGTACTTGTTCTGTTTTCCAGTTGTATATGTCTCTTCTATAACATTCATGTTCAGTAATGACAGCAAAAGGTGTGTTCAAATCTTCATCATCGTATCGTGTATAGGTCTTACCTGTCTCGTCTAGGTAGTCTTCTACATGTTTATCATTGAATGAAGCTTCCCACTGGTCAACTCCATTGAATACTCTTTCATTTTTTAACATATGTGCTTCTTGGTTTGGAGCATAGTCAATATAAGAATACTTTTCTTGTCTGAACTTTGGTTCTTCAGTTGGTCGTGCGTTTACTGCACTCTCTAAAAACATCTCACCTGTATGATTGAAGGCCCTTCTTAAGTCATCATAGATGTTCTTAACATGATACAGAGTACCAAAGTGAATAATCAAATCCCACTTCCTGTCATAACTCCATTCTTCATTATGATTGATACACAACTTCTCTGAGTCTGTATCAATTGCATCTAGTAGTTCTTGTCTACCGTCTGCATATGTAACTGTTGCACCTAATTTCTCGAAGTGTCTACCAATTAAACCATGGCAAGTTCCCAACTCTAAGATAGTCTTACCCTTGAACCATTCCTCACCTTTAACTTCTATAACCTTCTTGACTCGGTTTTCAGTTGGAAGGTACATTGTGTCTACTGCGTTAGTAGTTTTATTTGCAAACTTAAAGAACCCTTCAACATTATCTTCATACTTAATCATCTTCATAATAGTATTTATTGCCTTGACAATGCCTAGCTTTTAATGTTATACTATGTACATAATGAAAAAACAAACTATAATTTTTGACGTTGATGGGACTATTGCTGACGTAGAGCATAGAAGATATCACGTTACACAACAACCTACCGACTGGAAATCATTCAAAGAGGCGACTCAATTTGACACTCCTGTACAGTGGGTGTGTGATATTGCAAAGAAACACATTGCCCAAGGTGACGATGTTGCATTCTTCTCTGCAAGAAACGAAGAACAAAGAAGTCTTACTGAAGCACAGATTGCTGAGTGGATTGGTACTGGACACCAAGGTCTTTTCCTTAGACCCGATGGTGACTTCAGACCCGATGAAGTATTCAAGTCCGAACTTGCAGATAAATTTGAAGAGTTCGGTGGTAAAATCGACGTTGTCTATGACGACAGAAACAAAGTTGTTGCAATGTGGAAAGCAAGAGGAATCAATGTGGTTCAAGTTGCCGAAGGAGATTTTTAAAGTCATGTTAAGAGAAACCGAGGTTAGTTACCTTGCCTGAAAAATGGAGTCAAAAACAAATAACGATTGTGAGATAGAAGACCTTAACTAGAGACCCCAATTAACCTGCTGAAGAGTTAGAAGTGATTGGGGTTTCGCTTATCTGAGACCAAAAAAAAAGGTCTCCGAAGAGACCTTTTTAGTATTCCAATTAAGGAATGAGAACCTAAGTTCTTACAGAATGTTTGAAACAACAAATTTTCTGTAGTACTGGTTAGTTCCTGCTGTTGCAAGTCCGTCTGCTGGTGTAGCACCAACGAAAGGATTTGAAACCATACCATATCTAGTTTTGAAACCGATTTTTGGTTGGAACGTGTTCTCGCCTACTGCACGAACCATTTGTAATGGTACGTATGGGCAATAGAAAAGACCAGCATCATAAGGGTTAGTTCCTCTATAACCTACTGTCAAGTAGTCAACACCAGCATATGGGTCGACGTATACTTTGACTCTTCCGTTTAGGATACCAGCAAATGTATTGCCAGTGTCATCAACGTTCAAGTTAGTAGATAAAGCAGGAGCGTAATCTAATACACCTGCCATTGAAAGAGCACTTGCTACGTCAGATGAACATAGGATAAAGTTACCTTTTCCTCTACGTGTATCTTTAGCAATTTGGTTTGACTCTCTTTCGATTTGGAACAATAATCCTTTGAATTTCTCAACAGACCATCTTCCGTTTGCGTCAACGTCTAAGTTGAACGTACCAGCAGTAGCAGTTGCCGAAGCACCTGTTTTTGCTTGAACGTTAACATTTCTGATAACTTCACGGTTGATTTCTGCAAGAATTTCTGATGAAAGAATATTTGCAAGTTCTGATTCTGCATCAAGACCGTGGATTGCTTTGAGGTCTTGTGCTAATTCGAGTGTGTACTCAGCTTTTAATGCTCTGGATTTTGCTGTAACAGTTGCTTTCTCGATGCTGAATGCCATCTGAGCGAAACCGTTTGATGCTTCAACATCACCAAGTGCTTCTGCACTTGCTGTAGACATCCCTGCTCCTGTATGCGAAGCATAGTCGGAGTTAAAAGGGTCAGAATTTTGGGTCGCTTGGGCCCCATCTGCAACGGTCTGATTCTGATTAGAGTATCTAGTATCTGCTTCGTTAAATAACGCTTCAGTTTTACCTTCTCTTCCAGCTGTCGGATAGTCGTTGTATCTTGCTTTCATAGCAAAGATAAGACCTGTTGGGCCTGTCATTGGTTGAACACCACAAATGTCGTATGCAACGAGATTTGGCATAGCTCTACGTACTAATGAAATCAATATAGGATTCCAGTTAGCAACTGCAGAAGCTCCAGTAGCATTTAAAGGTGCAGCTTCTTCCAATTGTTGACCTTCTTCGAAGAGGGCCTTCTCTTGGTTTTCAAGAATTACTGCAGTAACCGCACGCTTGTAGCTATCTTCGATTTTTGGTAAATCGGAGTGTTCTAGAATCGGCGCCCACTTTTCTTGTAAGTTTTCTGATAAAAACATTTTATTTTTCCTTTAAATTAACCTAATGGTTTTAGTTTAGTTATTGCTTGAGTGTACTGTTGCATATCGGGAGCAAGTTTAGGTTCTTTCTTTTCAGAAATCTCCCCTGTTCCTTCTTCTACAATAGTATCCTCAACTAGTTTATCAACATCAATTGATGGGAAATATGCTTCTGCGATTTCAGCAATCTTCTCAGCGAAGTCTGCCTCGTCTTTGAAGTCCACACCATTTGATAATGATTCTAGCTTCTCTTTTTGTGATTCGGACAAACTGTCACCAGCTGTCTTTACCACGTTACTTCTCTTGAGGGCATCTAACTCTTCTGTGACATCAATATTTCTACTGACTTCACCATCAAGTTTCTGTTCCATCTCGTCGAGACGATTTGCGAGTTCATCGATAACATTATACTTATCTTCGGGAACGTCAACATAATGTTCTGTGAACAATGTTTTCAATCCATCGATAAAGTTTTCTGTCATCTCTGCTCTCAATCCTCTTTCTATTGCAAGTTCGTTTTCTTTCGTCCACTCTTCTGCAACATATGAAAGATATTTGTCAACGCCTTCCGCAAGGTCAGCTTTGATTTTTTCCACTGAGGATTTTAATTCTTCTGAATATTGTGATTCTAAAGACTCTTTAATCTCTTCTATTTTAGATGAGACTGCAGCCTTAAAGATTGTTCTAGCTTTATCAGCATTTTCATCTGATAGGTCTAGTGCTTCTGAGATTTTAGATAGGTCGTCTTCTACTTCAATCTCGACTAGGTTTGCTTCGAGTTCTGCAGAAGTTTCTTCGTCAACGTTTTCTTCTTTGACTTCTTCTTCCTCTTCTTCTTTTTCTGACCACTTTTCAGCAAGTTCTGCAACTGCTTCTTCGTCCATAGACTTTAGTGATTCAACAATTTTTCTTGCTACTTCTGCTTTAGTCAAGGTCTCGTCAACTTCTTCTTCTGATATAGAACTAAATCTACTTTGAAGTTCTTCCTTAGTCATTTCCTTCATGTTGTTGACGATAGCTTTGATTGATTCCATCTTAGTTGCTTTAACAACATCTTTGGATTCTTCTTCTTCTTCTGAAACTTTTGCAAGTTTAGGTTGCTTGTCAGCTTTATCAGCATTCTTTTGATGTGCATCACCCTTTACGGCTTTGACATTTTCTGCTTTCTTCTGAGCTGCAACTGCTTTGTCAACAGGATTTTCTTCAGGTTTGACGACTTCAACTTTGCCTGAGCCAATTGACTCTGCATCTGATGAACCTTGTTTCACAGGTTTCGCGTCACCTTTTGTAGCACCGTCGGTAGGCTGTTTCACTTCAGAAACATCTACTTCTGTACTTTCTAGGTTATTTTCTAACTCTGCCATGTTTTTCTCCTGTTTGAGTTTACTTTTTTATTTATATGTTATAGGCTTTCAACAAACCTTTTCCATAGATTTAACTTAGTTTCTTCTAATTTATTCAGTTTAGCACCCCTTAATTGGGTTCTCATGCTCTCTGAATCAACTGCTTTCAATATACCGTTAGACATAATCCACTCTACACCCTCGTATATACCTTCAACGAAGGCCTCGGGAGCAGATGGGTCTGCAACAATATCGGCTGCTGTTGCCAATTGGAAGTCACTTTTTACGTATTGAGCACCACCTTTTTCTTCTAAGGAACCTAATCCTCTAGATGATACACCTAATTTGGCACCATCATCGATTAGATTTCTTACAATCTGACCGTTTGGTGTGCTCAAAATCTTTGCACGTCCAATATAATTGTTACCATCTTCTTCTAAAGATGTAATTAAATGAGACACTTTGTCAAGATTGATAGTCGGGCCCTCGGGATGTCCGAGTTCTCCAAATGCTCTATCCTTCTCAACGAATTCTTTTCTATAACGGTTAACTTCTTTCTGCATTATCTCTTTAGGATAAACTCTTCCGTTACGATTCTTAATTTCTGATTGCATGAATACTCCTTCTATGAAGTATTCTTTTTGGCCCTTAGCATTCTCTTCGATGATTACTGGACTCATCTGATAGTCGTTATACTCTGATATTAATTTCATCTATAATCTCCTCGATTTGTATACCTTCTTCGGCCATTGTTTTCATTACTGCTTTGATGTCTTTCATTTCTTTCTCTGCAGATTTTAAATCTTTATATGATGCATCACCACTAAAGAGTCTACCATCCACATACACATCAACTTTGTTCTTCTTGTTTTGCACGTATGCAATAGATACTTTCTTACCACCAAGTTTTGCAACATCCGTTTTGAGTTCTTTTGAACCACTAGGCAACTTTATTTTTGCCTCGTTCAACTCAAATTGTAATGCTTTAAAACTTTTCAACTCTACTCTCCTGTAGGTTCCTGTGGTGCATCCATCCAATCGACTTGAGCATTAACTCGTTTCATGTCGACTGCATCAGCAGCTGCTACTTTAATTCCATCTCCGATAGAACCCTTTGCAGCTTCCAATTGACCATTTTGTATTTGGTCTACTATTTGTTTTGCTATTTCACTACTCATTATTTATATCTCCTAAAAACCACTGTCATCTTCATCTTCATCCTCTGAACTGCCTTCTTTAGCAATCTGAGCATCGATGATTTTAATGTCTTCTTCTGTCTGTCTTAGTATGTACTTTCTAACGTAATCGTCGGAGTAGTACTTACCAACATATTCAGAAGCTTGAGAAAGAGTATCTAACCTCTCTCTTAAAATCTCTGCATCCTTCAACTCTGTAAAATGGTTGTCGGTTGTAAAATCATACTGGAGAAAGTCCTTAAATTTATCGAACTCATCACCAGTTACTATTTCCTTCAACACTAATTGTGTATGAAGAACGTCTGTAAAAACTCTTGCAAACTTCTTTTGAAGTCTGTTTGTGAACTTATTAAACTTAAGTTCATCTCTAGAAATCTCTGAAGCACGACCCATGTTAAATCCATTGTCTGCTTCCATTCTAGATGAAGGTACGTTTAGAGACTGATATAACTTCTTCTTGAAGTATTCTATATCATCTATATCTGCTAGGTTTTGTCCGCCTGGCAATGTAGTAATCTCCGTTCCTCTACCACCTTCTCTTCTCGGTAACCAAAAATCTTCCAACATACTCATATGTTTTCTATCATCTTTGATTTCACCTGTATCTGCATTGTAAACCAACTTGTTCTTGTATCGGTTCATTACATCAGCAAGATACTGTTCTGCCTTTGCCTTTGGAAGGTTACCTACGTCTATGTAGAATATTCTTCTTTCAGGAGCCCTTGATATTCTGTAAATAACAAGTGCATCTTCCATCATTGATAACTGGTTTGCAGTCTTCAATGCTTTGTGCAGATACCCTATAACTACATTTTTAGTGTAGTCAAGTAATCCCGAAGTCGTATATGTAACCGCCTCGGGTGCAATTCGTACAGTATTTCCTTCCGCTGCACTGGACTTATCAAATCCTTTATCATTGAATACGAAGAACTCTTCTATCTTTGAAACTCTTTCAACCTTAGTCTTAGGGTCTCTTTCCTTTTCAATGTTTCTGACCTTCTTAATTTTAATAGGGTCAATGTTCCTTAAGTCGACTATACCTTTTTTAGTATTTTGAGCGTCGACAACTTTATGGAAGTATACTCTTCCATCCACGTACCATTTTCGAAATATTTCATGAGAGTTCTGATTGAACTTCATCATTGATAAGATATTATAAAACTCGTCTTGTATCTTTCCTTTGATACTGTCAGAGAGTTTCACATCTCTGAGGTCGAGTGACACTATCCTATCGGCACTATCCGAAGTGATACACTCATTAATGATATCTTCAATTGCAGAGTCACACTCTGGCACCAAAGATATCTCACGATATCGACGAATGAGTTCTGCCTCATTCTTGATACCGCCTTCCATATCGATGTAAGCACCATATGCTCCACCCGATACGAAACCACTTTGTTGTTGAATGACAGGTGTCCCATCATCGTCAACTGGTGGAACAAAAGAAGGTGCTCGAGGCAACTCCTTTGTTCGTAAGTCATCTCTTTTACGAGATATTTCAAATCCTAAAATTTCCATACTAATATTTATACCACTTAAAAGTGGTGTTTTTCACTCTTGTTAAAGAACTCTTTCCCAGTGAGAGAAGGTCAAATCAACTGTGAACTCTTCTAAAGCATCTACTGTTTCATAACTTAACGCTATTTCACCGATGTTTTTAGGGAACATGTTGAAGAACTCATATCTCGCCAGTACGGAGTCATCTTTATTTAACTGTTCTACAAACGCTCTACTTAGTAAGTAGTCTGTTGTCGTAGCACCTTCGCCACTATCCATTGCTTGGATTTCCATCTGCCATGCTTCTAGAGCAGTTCTTGCTGAAAATTCCATGTCATTGATGATAGTTACTGACCAGTCAGCAAAAGTTCTTTCTCCTGCTAACTTAAGGTTGTGTCCTCTGAAAGGAATCACAACTTCACCTAGTGTTGCAGCTGGGATGTTTGCACCTTTACACATGAACTCGATATTGTTTCCAGCTCTTGGTAAGAATACTCTAAAACGGTTTGCTCTTGGGCCACCACCGATTAGTTGTGCTTTAAATTGGTCTATTGTTGCCATGTTTTATACTCCTTAAACTGCACCATAAATTTCACTAAACTCAACACCCGACCTTGCAGCCACGAAGTTAAGAGTGATAAAGTTAATACTTCTAGAAGGTTTCACAAAGATAGAACATACAAATTCATTTCTATCGATGACCGAGTCAGTGTTGTTTGTTTCGTCACAAACTACTGAGAAATCTACTAGTCCTCTTCTGTTTTTTACATCTCTTAGGAAAGGTTCTACAGTACTTCTAAATTGAGCTCTTGTGAATGCATCATTGAATTCAAAGAGTTGTGCTTTAGCAGCTGTTGATATTGCCTTTTCTAATACTATGAATAATCTTCTGACATTAATTCTATCAAATGCTGATGGAGAAGTTAATGCTGTCTTGTCACCGTAAAGAATTGTTCCTTGGCCTGGGAATGTTACTACTGGATTAACTCTTGCTCTGTACAAGTCATCTCTAGATGCTTGTGAAGGGTTAAACGCAAGTTTAGTAATTCCTAGGTACTGTCCTCTTGAGAATCCTGCTGGTGAGAACCATGCATCTCTTAGTAGGTCAGACCTTGCCATTATGCCTGCTGTATGTCCGTTAGCAGGTACGTAACAGTACTTATCGTTGTAACGGTCATATTGGTATGTCCATCCGCTGTCTATTACGGCATATGAACTTGATGACATAGTGTTAGCAGTTGTGATAACGTTAGTTGACTGTGTTGACTCTGAAGTCACACCAACTACGTCTGCACGTCTTGGGGAAATGATTGCAATACAATCCTTTCTACCTTCACAGATTAATACTGCTTGGTTTGCTAATGTAGTCCAGTCTGCAAGAATATCTTGGTCTGTTCCACTTCCGTTGTCTGTTCTTGAAGAACCAGTAATTAAGAATGAGATGTCTGAAGTTTGTCCATCTTTGAAATGGTCTTCCCATGCACCGTACTTCTGAGCTGCTGTTGGTGTTCTTCCGTTAGCACCATTTGCTAGAGACGTAGTCTCAGGCAATGTTGGTCTACCGAATACAGTTCCGATTGAAACTGCGTGTGTTCTGTCTTCGTTTGCAGTAGCAACCATTGCTGTTGAATGGTATGCCCAGAATACCCAGTCAGATTTAGAACCTATTACTTTTTTGTAATAGTTAGACTCACCACTTGAGTCTTTTGCGTCAGACGCAAGAGATACAAATCCGTAAGTTTCTAAAATTGCATGAGGTGTTCCTGTAATTGTACCGTCTTCGTCTGCAACGACTACGTGAATCTCGTCAGCACTTCCGCCAGCAGTCGTTGCTGATGCAGATTTAGCTGGAGCTTTATCGAATGATGCATAATATTCCCAGTATCTATTGACCTGTGAACCACTTGAAAATGATGCAATAAGTCCTGTTCCTGCTGGTTGACCTAATGCTTCGATTGTTATCACGTCTGTGTTGATTGCTGTGATTCGATATTGTTGAGTTGTTGCACCGAATGTTACAAGGTCTCTAACCTTCAATAACGCACCACCACCACTTGCAAGAGTAATAGCAGTTTGACCTGCTGCCTCCGCTGCACCGAGTGTTGTTTTGGACGCTTTGTAATAAGCATCTGGCCCACCACATACTGAAACTTTAAGTGAATTACCTAAAGAACCAGCACATCTTGCTACCCATTTACCTACTGTTCCACCGAGAGCTCCACTCTCGTATGATTGAACGTATTCATCATGATTTTTAAGTAATGAAGTTGAACTGCCACCTGCGTTTGCACTAAACAAACCTGTGGAGTTAACTCTAACTACTCTTAATGATGAACCGTATCTTAAAAATGCTTCTGCTGTATAGAAGTCTTCTGCCCCAGCGTTAGTATTAGCTGGTTCTGAAAACTCATCGACTAAACCCTTCGTATCTGAAACTGTCTTAACTTCATCAACAGGGCCCCATTGGAATGTCCCAGCGAATGCACCAGTTGTGCTTGATACTGCTGGTACAACATTTGTAAGGTCAACCTCTTTGACCTGTACGCCTGGTGATACTTGAAATGCCATACTTTTTCTCCTGTTAATGTAAAAAGTTGTTTACTGTTTTATTTATAACTTTTATATTCCTACTAATAGCAATACTTTAACAACTCTTTAACTCTAATTAATGTTTTGTGTACCATCTATCACCTTCGCTGTCAACAAAGGAAACCTCTTCGGGGTTCCCTTCTCCAAAGACACCTGCTGGTAGCAAGTCGTCTTGGATTATCTTCTGTTGTTCAGCATACAACAAGTCTTTAACTTGTGTATCTGTCAAATGATAGAAATATTCTGTTGTGATAAACCAACTAAACATGACGATATTCATTACCATGTCATCGTGATATCCCCTATCCGCTTCAAAACTATTCCCTTTATTTATAAAGGTCATGAGCTCCGTGATTGTGGGTCTATCTACTAGTTCTAATCTATGTTCTTCTAACAACTCTTTCATTGTAGAACAACCGATACGTTTTATCTTCCTTGACATTGTAACTCCAATGTCCTCTGCCTTAGCAAAACCTTGTGTAAAAACGTTATCGTACTCTATATCATAGTGCAATTGATTCGCCACCATAGCACCTTCATTGTTATTTTCAATTATTACAATTGGTTTATTATAAGGTGTTACAAACTTATTTATAATATCGGGGAAGAGAAGGGGACTTATCATGTTATCTCGGTACACAGCAACCTGTTTAAAGGGTTGTGTGGACACATCGAAGATAGTAAATGTAGACCAATCCATGCCTCTACCCTTTGCAACATCGACTGTAACTATGTACTCGTGACCCTCTTGTGGTCTATTATACATAGTGAAACCGTCTTTCATCCATTCACCTTCAACTGCTTTCATCTCTAATAGTGTATTACTATTAATAAGAGTGTTACCAGTTCCTAGGAATGAGTTGCCATACTCTTGTTCAAACTGTGCTTCTGATGTGTTTGCAATGGTCTGTTTCTTCCACTCTTCATCTCTGCCTGGCACATCATACCAACTAATAAGGAAGTCTTTATACTCTGATTGTTGGTGTACTGCACTCTCATATATCTTATGAAACATATTACCCACACCGTTTGCAGTAGAGGTAATGATAACCTTGGAGTTTTTACCCGAGGTAACAACTGGATATGTTGCAGTATAGAAGGTTGCAGCGTCTTCTACGAATGCAAACTCATCTAGATATAGTAAGTTAATAGACATACCACGAATCGAACTTGAAGATGTTGCAGCTGCCACGACCTTCGAGTCGTTTGCAAATTCTATCGAACCTTTGTTGAGAATCTTAACGCCGGGCTGTAAAAAGAACGGAACAGATTCTAGCATGGTAACAATACGTGCAATCATCTCCCTTGCAATTGCACCTTTGTTTGCAAGAACGGCTACAGTTACTTCGGGATGAAACACTAAGAACCATAATAAGTATGCACATGATGTGATTGACTTACCACTCTGACGTGATGCAAGAACTACGTTAAATCTGTTTGTATCGTAGTGTTTAATTAATTTATCTTGATACCCACGAAGCTTGAATGGAACCATACCCTCATCCAAGGAAATTATTTGACAATAATTTTCAATGAAATGACATGGGTCTACAGAACACTTCATGTATTCTGCAAGCTCCGTCTCGGTATATTGGTGTTCTATACCATTTCTTTTAATAAGGTTATTACCTAGGTAACCCTCATTTGTAGGTTGTACCATAATCTAGTCTTTGTTTTTCTTCAGAAACTTCTGTAGTTCCGAAGTAGACCCGACATAAAGATGATTATGTTGTGTACCAACCTTCTTTATATCGTCGTCTTTTTCTAAGTCTTTAATTTTTCTCTGTAGGTCTAATAATTTCTCTGCAGTGTCAGCGACTGTTTTAAGTAACTGGCCTGCAACTTCATATGCACGTGGGTGTTCGGTTTCTTTTGCAACATCTAGAATACCTTCGATTGCATCCTGTCCACGTTCTACAAGACCATAGAGATTCTCTCTGGCATACTTGTAGTCGTTTACTATGGATTCCCCTCTATCGTGGACAGCGGGTAGCTTCTTTGGAATGATTTCCACTTCTGCTTTAATTTCAGTATTGATATCTAGAATATCATCCAACTGTTTATCTATTTTGTCTTTGGCCATTATTAACTCGCATCTGTAGTCCTATCGTCTGCAAAACTTCTAGTCGTACCATCATCATAAAACGTTACTGTTTCTGCAACAACAAAAGTATCGGTTGGGTCAACTGAACCAACAAATTTAAGATTGGTTTTTGTATCTATTGTCACTGCATTACTAACCACTATGGATAGTTTGTCTGCAGCGATTGAAGATATCGTTGGGTTAGTACCCAAGTTTGTTCCAAACACTTCGTCGTTTACACTTACCTTAGTATTTATAGCCACTGGAAAAGTGATTGTTGTAGAGGCAGAAACTGCATTTGATATCGCTGCAAACGCAGGTTCATAATGCTTAACCTCTTTAACTAGACCACTATTATCTATCTCACTAGTAGTAAACAAACCACTTGCAGTCTTAACTTGACCTGCTACTCCGTCTGAGATATAAATTCTTTCTATAACATTCTTAATAACCTCACCAGTATATACTGGGCCGAAGAAGTATAGTTTCATAGAGAACTCTAGAGTGTATTCTATAACACGTCTTTCTTCGAATGTACCCTCATATGAGTCTTCCATTGTAACGGAGTTAAGGATGATTGGTACATCTCTGTAATCAGTCATCGAATCAATCATCTTCATTGTGACTGTGTATTCGGGTTGGAAATATGGTAGTATCTGTTCTACAATCTGTAATGCATCGTTCATGTTCTTTGCAAGAATCGATAGACTAAATGTTAAATTGTATGGTGCTGGTTGATATTGGAAACCTCTCTTTCCTGTATCTGCAGTTTCTAGAGTTGACTTACTATGTCTTATTAATTTGTTTTGTTGTCTAGTTGAATCGTATTCAAATCCAGTAAGTTCAAATGCAAGTCTAGGCATACTGATTGCAGTTCTCATACCGTCATTGAGATTAGCATCCTCTGCTAGTCTTTGTAGGAACTTTTGTTTAGGCCCGTAACTTATGGGTACTTTTTGTTCCGTGAGTACAACACCAGCAGCGTTTACTTTCTTAACTGTAATGTTATTAAAGAGAGTACCAAAGATTGATACTGCTCTCTTGAAAGTTTCATTATAGAAATATGTTCCGAACATTAAGTAACCTCACCAAACGGATTCGTCTCACTAAAGTCTAAGTAACCATCTGCCTTATCTTCAAAGTCTTTATTCTGTGCATCACCGTCATTAGCAAACGTTAGCACGTCTGTAATCGATTCTATGACCACTGTCTTACCACTTGATGCACCAACAAGGGTGTCACCAACTGCAAGCGTTCTAGTAACATCTTTGATAGTAAGTTTACGGATTTCATCTGATGCGCCTGGCGTCCAACCAATAACCTCACCAGTTGCAGCCGAATTATAATTAATAACTTCTTGAATGGTAAACTCTCCACTTGTATTTGAAACAACCATTTCGATTGTATATGCTTGTTCGGTTTCTACTAAGTCCACTACAGTTCCAGTATCGAAATCTTCTCCACTGTATTCGAACAGTTCACACTGCATCTTGAATACAAATAGTTTGCCGACTTGATAGAATGGATTCTCATGTTCTACAAATTTAATTTCAAACAAAGAACCACTCATAGGGAAGTATATTAAATCTCCCTCGTTAGGTCTTAGTGATGTTGTAAGGTTTGAATCTAGGGATATGAATCTCTCCCATGTTCTTAATGATAATACAAAGGTTGCTTGGTCTCTTACTTGTACACCAAACTTAGACATCAAGTCTCCATCACCTTCGAATCCATCTGTATTTTCTAGATACATCTCTACTGCATATGAATCACCAAATTTTGATTGTACGTCTTCACCGAGGATTGCATCCTCTTCAACTATCTCTCTTGGTAGATAATAGACTTCATGTCCATACATTCTAAGTGACTCAACAACTATGTCTTCGTATAGATGCTGTTCAGAATTAACTGCATGGTTAAAAAATACATTTGTTGGCATAGTTTTATCCCATTAAGTCCATGACTGGCATTTCGAAATTCAGTCTTGACTCTTCTTCTAATCTTATAATCTCTTCTTGTGCTTCGGACTTCATCGTAGCAGCGTCTAGTGTGACTCCGCCTGGCAATGCAATACCCGAGAACTTGGATAGGTTTTCACCCCACTGATACTTGACTAATGCTGTGCAGTACTTCTTCAACCACATGTCATTGTATACATCTGTCATATCTGTTGGGTCAATCTTTCTGTAACATTCGATGATAAGGTACTCACCAGCAGTCAAACTTGATGCATCTAAATCTAGATACAGTCTGTTAGAATGCATGTTGTATCTAATAGGGGTTCTTCCTACTAAGATGTTGTCCATCATTGATATGTTCTGTTGAACCATCTCGTAATATAAAACATTTGTTGATGACAAATCATGCATGTCATTCAGTCTTAATTGGTATCTTAAGTCAAACATGTTTAGGTTATGCTTGTCGTTAAATGGTAAAATGTTCAGTACAGATAGTACATGTTCGGGTAGGGTAAGATAGTTTTGTTGTTCTTTATATGTTTGGCCGGCAACTACTTGTCCACCCGCTGTCGCTGCATTGTGAGATTCATTAGACTTGAATGATGCAATCTGTTCTGTCGTTAACTGATGTTTTAGATAACACTTTATCGAACCGTCATAGCAGTATTCTCTGAAGTATTGTAATCCTTCATCGAGTCTATCGTCGAACTGGTCGTCATCTACGTTGATTTCCAACACAGGTGCGCCTAGTTTTCTCTTTACATACTCTTTGAGGGTTGCTTTTGAATTTGGTGAGGCCATAGTATTAATCCTAGTTTAATACTATTTATGCGTTTTTTATTCTTGGAAATAAGTCTTGGTGGCGAGTTTGTCGATTTTGTCTGAGATACGGTTCATTTGGTCTAATAGTTTAGTCATATCCCTCTCAATCTCTTCTCTAGTTACGTAGTCTTTTGCAATCTCTTCTCTCGTTTTATTGAGAAGAATGGAGACACGTGACATCTCTTGAAGGGTGTTGCGTAGAAGGAATCCGATAGGCACGATAATAAATACCGTAACAAGGTTCCAAAGTATATAAGGTGTAATAGTAAATTCCATACTACTATTTAGAAAATCTAATTGATTATGGGGTTGCCTAAAGCATCTAATTCAAAAGTAAATTCGTTTGGACAAACTCCTTCATCTTGTGAAGGTCTTCTATCGGTACGACTTGATATATGATGCACTCTTGAATTAAAGGATATAGAGTATCTTTCTTTGTTAGTAGGGTTAGGTTCTACCATATGCATTGCACCACTAGGAAACAACACAAGTCTTCCTTTAACAGGTTGATATCCTAGGCTCTCTGCATTTCTATCCACTGATGGATGGTCTGCCACGACTTTAGAGTCAGTGTTAATTAACTGAAGGTCTCCTTCATCACCGTCACCATAGATATAAAACACTCCACTATACCAACATCCATTGTGTAGATGTGGTGTGTTCCATGCACCTTTGTCATTAACGTTTGCCCATGTATTGTCTATTTTAATCTGAGCATCGTCGGGGTGAACTCTAAAGAATTGTTGCACTTCTTCTCTTAGTGCAGTTTCAATACATCTAATTATCTTTGCAAAGGCTGGATGTTTCTCTACACCATCATTGGATTGCCATCCAGTATATCTATTTGAGATTTGTCTACCCTTGGGGTCTCTTTTTCTCCATGCATCTATCTCATTTTTAAGAGTACCTAAGTATTCTTCAGACACCGCTGCATTTCCATACTTCTCTTGGTCTAGTAAGTTCCTTTCAAATATGAATGTAGGGAATCCTAATCTAACTGTCATCTTGGTCTCCAAATAACTCTAACTGTATTTCTGCTTTATGTTCTTCTAAATCGGGGTTATGCATAGGACATTCGGGTGGTGGATTGTCTTCTTTAAACATCTTACCCTTCTCATTCCAGTACTTAATTCTTCTATATGCACCTGCTATACCTTCGACCATCCTCTTAGATTCTCTTAACTCGGGTGACCTATTCCATTCATCCATAGTCTTAAGTTTATCACCCTCTTCACCAAGTCTATGAGTAGTTCGGCCCGAACGATTCTCTTGCCACGATTTATTGTCGTATGTTATATATGATGCTTTCCAGTTCTCTCTTCTATAAGGAATGATTTGAACAAGAGGTGTCCCTTCTTTAATGGTAAAATTTTTGTTTGTTTTTGGATAGAATATGATTTGTGAATTATCCATGTTAACATTGAATGCATCTGTGTCAATCATGCCTTGCCATGTTGCAAAGTATTTGTTTTGAAATAAGAAAGGGTCTAGGTATAAACAAGAATAGCCTGGCGGAGTAATAATATTCCATGGTGCTTTCATCTTGAATGCACCCATTGTTGGTGAATCTTCTTTACTTAAGTATGTAAAATGATGACCTGCTTGTCCCGCTGGATGTGTTGGGGAATGGTCTCTATTGGTCTTGTCGGTTACTGCGTGGTTCCCATGCTCACTCACCGTAACTTCCATATCTCTTTTTGCACAGATTAACCAACCAGTCTTTAACCAGTCATCCATTGCTGGACACGACCTTATGGTTTGAGTTTTATTACCACGAATATTCTCCTGTACCTTCATGGTTTTCCACCAGTCGGGGACAACCTTCTTTGCTAGAACTGGTCTCCAGTTCTCTGAGCATTCTTTATCGTATGTGGTGAATTCTATCGTAGGCATCGTTCCCCCAGTCTGTTTTTAAACTAATCTCATCTCCTCTTATCACCAAAGAACGTCTATCCATGTATCGTGCTTTAGGTGAAGGTGCATCTGCACCATGAGGTATTCTTCCGTCAAATATCAATAGTCTATTAGGTTTAAAGTAAATCTCTTGTGTTTGATGATTCTTAATATGGTCTGCTCTTCCATGAAGTCCTTGTTGCATTTCATTATACAATCTTAAAGAACCCCCCCATGAATCATTCCAAAATCTATTTGGGTAGTACAGAAAGGATAGATTCCAGTTATCTTCGGGGTCACAATCTGCATGTGTGGTTCCCTCTAACCCTTGTGTCTGAGAATTCAATCCAAAGTATTGGAATCGTTCCCACTGAAACCCAAAATCTGTTTGGAGTTTTCTATTAAGCCAAGCCATTAGATAAGTGTCTTTAGGTACCATACCGTCTTCTATTTTTTGGTCTTCACCTCTAAAGAACCCTGCTCCCCAAAAACTATGGTGTGGTAATCCTGTAGGACTATCTCCCCTAACTTGATTAGTTTTTGCCCAGAAACTTGATTGAACTATCTTTTGGTCAACTCTATGATGTAATGTTGGGCATAGATAGTCATCAAGTACATACACTTTTGTTAAAGGCATATCCTTGATATGAAAGGGCTCATCGATGAACTCTAACTCGACATCATCATACATTGATTACTGCCTTGTTTCTTCGGGTATATATGGTGAAGGCAATTCACTCACGTAAGAATCATATTCTTTAAGAAAATCTTCTCTTGTAGATTGAATTTCATTAACAAGTTGTTCTAAAACACAATTCACTGCGTCAGCATATTCCATTGCTCTTCTGGCATTGTTTCTAAATGGATGTGATGAACCTTCTCTTCCAGCATAAACAACTTCTGTAAGACTATCAAAGTTATATTGTTGGCATTCTTTGTCAACGTAATCCTTGGTTTGTCTGTACAGATTGTTTATAAACTGACTATTGAGACTATGACCCATAGGTGGTTCACTGTTCTCAATGTATTGTTCTATCATATCCTTCTCTTCGTTTGAAAGAGCTGTCTTTGCTTGTTGGTCGAAAGATAGACCGTCTTCCCAGTTAACAATCTTAACTTCTATATCATCATAGATGATAACATCAAAGTCAAAATCAAAAGCGGGTTTGTCTACGGTGGTGTAATCATACTCCAGTCCGTTTGGTTTACGGACGAATAACGTTCCCTTTTCGTCGTATATAAATGCATTCATAATTTAGTTCCTCTCACTAGTCTAGTATTATAACATATTAGTCGCCAATTGGCAACTTCCTTTTCCATTTTAAAAAGTCTTCAAGATTATTTATGGTTTTATAATCCATGCCTTTTACCCACGGGCCCCCACGAGTATAGTGTATACCACTATAGTTGTACTTCTCCTCATGGTTATCATACCCTTCCACAAAGATATAGTGTTCGGGTATAGGTGAAATTTTATCAGTCCATTCAAATTGATGCAACTGTTTTCCTGTCCATGTATTGACAGCTTCGGGTGTTAACTTCTTACAGTCTTCATGGCCATTGTTGAATACCATCATACTAGACCATAGCTTCTTTGGATAGTCGATGTTTACTTCACCATCAAACTTTGTCTCATCGTGTTTGTATTGTGGATACTTGATACATGCAACAGCATCGTTTGGATTTAGATAGTAGAACATTGGTAGTATGCTTTTCTTAAAGATGAAATCATCATCAATAAAGATACTAAATCCTTCATAGTTCTCTAAGTAAGGTATTAAGAATCTACTGTATGTAAACTCAGTACTTTGATTTGCATACTCTCTAGTATACTCGGGAATCTCAGCAATGTCAAGTATTTTAACTTCGGGTTCCCATCTAACTTGGTCATGCATCCATCCTCTACCGAATCCTTGCTTGATACTCTCAAGGATTGCAAACTTAGATACTTTTGATAGGTCTCCGTGCCTACTATCATGTCCGATATAGATGGTAAGGGGTTTGCCTTTTGCAAGGTCATAAACTTGTTTGTTGAATTCGTGTACTTCATCTCTGAAGTCTAAGTCCATTAGTGCAGTATTATATTCAATACACCCATCCACATATGTGAATGAACAATGCATAGGTTTGTCTAGTCTCTTTAACTTATTATACCACATCTCTAATACGCTGTCAAGGCTTGAAGGTTCCACCTTTACTACATCAAAGTTATCTAAGACCATGATTTCCATATCATTATTTTGCATCTCTTCAAAGACGCCCGAACGAATAGAGCCTGGATGTATTCTAAATGTATAAGATGGTTCAACATTAGAACCAGTGATACCACCGTTTATAACGTAACCTTGAATAGGAGCTCTGAGACCTTCCTCTTGAATACTCTGTATTAACCAATGAGCTTTTGCACCATGGTAATACATAGACAATAATGAACCTTCTGACTGTTGGGTTCTTTCTACATCTGTCCAATCAATTAGAGTGTCTAGGTTAACATATCCATCTGCATCTTTCATGTCCATGTTTGCTTGGCCTGGGATTACTGTCCTAGGTTTTTCTGCATAACCAACTGGTAGGAATTTATGATATGTTACAGACTCGTTTCTGAGACCATTGAATCCACCGAACCTATTGTCTTTTCTTAAGTATTCAAAGTCTGCCCACTTTGCAATTTTAACTGGCGGTAGTATTTCATCAAATAACCATTCAAGTATTTTATATGTTTCTGAAGTTTTATCATACCCTTCGGAGATATCAAAAGCACCAAGATGAAAATTACCAATATGTCTTCTATCTATGTTGCTTAGTGTGTTCCAATCTTGTCGAGTAATTAACTCTTTTGCTTGTTCTAAAGTTGTAATCTTTTCCACGGTGTCTCCATAATAACTGTCTTATATTTATAAGACAAAAAAAACCCCTCTTTCGAGGGGTCTTTTGTTCACTGTCGGGTAGGTTCCTATGATGTAATTGGTGTTGCAGGCCACTGTTGTGAACCAACTCCATCCCATCTTGCTTCGGGGGTTTGACCCTGTCTTGCATATGTAAACGGACTTCTATGTTGGTACGTAGCAGGTTGTTGACCAGTTCTATTATAGGTGAACGGACTTCTATGTTGATACGTAAACGGTGTTTGACCTTGACGTGCATAGGTGAATGGACTTCTGTGTTGATAGATAACAGGAGTCTGTCCAGTTCTTTGATACGTAAACGGTGTTTGTGAACTCCTAATGTTCGGCTCTTGAGCAGCTGCAATATAAGGATACGGTTGTTGTGCATCTCTAATATTAGGCTCTTGTGCATTAACAGGAGACCTATATGTAAACGGACTTCTGTGTTGATACGAAGCAGGTTGTCTAGCATTAGAAGGGTTCTGATAAGTAAACGGACTTCTGTATTGATACGTAAACGGTGTTTGTGAACTCCTAATGTTAGGCTCTTGTGAAGAACGAATATTGGGTTCTTGCTGACTTCTGATATTAGGTTCTTGAGCAGATACAGGGTTTCTATATGTAAATGGAGACCTGTAATTGTACGTAAACGGTGCTTGATTGTTTCTGATATTAGGTTCTTGCTGATTTCTAATATTAGGTTCTTGAATGTTTCTTATGTTTGGCTCTTGTGCAGATACAGGGTTTCTGTAAGTGAACGGAGACCTGTAATTGTACGTAAACGGTGCCTGATTGTTTCTGATATTAGGTTCTTGAATGCTTCTAATATTAGGTTCTTGAATACTTCTTATGTTAGGTTGCTGTGCAGATACAGGGTTTCTATATGTAAATGGAGACCTGTGACTGTACGTATACGGACTTCTATGTTGGTACGTAGCAGGTTGTCTAGCATCATTAGGTTGTCTTGCATTAGCAATGTACGGTTGTCTATATGTAAATGGTTGACGTGCGTTATTCGGTTGTCTTGCATTTGCAATATACGGTTGTCTATATGTAAATGGTTGACGTGCGCTATTCGGTTGTCTTGCAGACACAGGATGTCTGTAAGTAAACGGATTCTGAAATGTAAACGGTTGTTGACCATTTGCTGGATACCTTGCACTATATGTAAATGGTGCTTGGAATGTAAACGGTTGTTGAGCATTAGCAGGGTAGCTTGAGTTAACAGCTGTCTGAATGTTGTAATTGCTCTGACTATTTTTTATAGTCGGCTGCTGTCTGCTTCCTATCGGCATTGTAAGTATCCTGTTGTAGTAATATATTTAGTAGTTATAGTCATCAGCTTACGGCTCAAAGAAACCACCGCCCCCACTAAAGTAATAGTAAAATGGTGATTGATGTTGATAGGTGCCAGGCGACTGTCCGATACTTGGTTGTCTTGCAATAGTCGGTGCTTGATATGTGAAAGGGTTTCTCGCAGCGTTCGGTTGTCTTGCGTTAGCAATATACGGTACTCTATACGTGAAGGGGTTCCTTGCACTGTTCGGTTGTCTCGCATTACTTGGTTGTTGATAAGTAAACGGATTTTGGAACGTAAAAGGATTCTGTCCATTCGCTGGATATCTACTACTGTAGGTAAACGGATTTTGGAACGTAAAAGGATTCTGTCCATTCGCTGGATATCTACTACTGTAGGTAAACGGATTTTGGAACGTGAACGGTGTCTGATTATTTCTAATATTAGGTTCTTGAATACTACGTATATTAGGTTGCTGAGCAGATACAGGACTTCTGTAAGTGAACGGTGACCTATGACTGTACGTATACGGAGACCTATGACTGTATGTGTAAGGACTTCTATGTTGGTACGAAGAAGGTTGACGTGCATCTCTAATGTTAGGTTGCTGAGCAGATACAGGACTTCTGTAAGTGAACGGTGACCTATGATTGTACGTATATGGAGACCTATGAGAATACGTTAAAGGACTTCTATGTTGGTACGTAGAAGGTTGTCTTGCCTGTCTTATGTTCGGCTCTTGTGCATTAACAGGAGACCTATATGTAAATGGTGACCTATGAGAGTACGTTAACGGTGACCTATGGTTGTACGTAAACGGACTTCTGTGTTGATAAGTCGCAGGTTGACGTGCATCTCTAATGTTTGGTTCTTGACCGTTTACAGGGTTTCTGTAAGTAAATGGTGTCTGACTATTACGTATGTTTGGTTCTTGTGCATTTACAGGGTTTCTATATGTGAATGGAGACCTATGCTGATATGTGAAAGGAGTTTGTCCTTGACGTGCATATGTAAATGGTGACCTATGTTGATACGAAGCAGGTTGTCTTGCTTGTGCAATATAAGGATAAGGTTGTTGATTATTCCTTATGTTTGGTTCTTGTGCATTTGCAATGTAAGGATACGGTTGTTGTGCAGCCCTAATATTTGGTTCTTGACCTGTTGCAATATACGGATAAGGAGTCTGACTGTTACGTATGTTAGGCTCTTGTGAATTTGCAATGTAAGGATATGGAATTTGAGTCGCAGTTTGACCCGATGCGTTATTCCACCCAGTAGGAGTTTTAACATAAATTTGGTCTACTGCTTTCCATGTGGTAGAACCAGTCTTTACCCATGCACCTTGAGTTGAATTCCAACCCGCTGGTGTTTTGACCTTTTGTGAACCTGTTGCCATTTAGTTATCCATTAATAATACTGTTTATTTATTAAGATTCTAAACCCCTATTCTAGGAGTAAAGAACCCACATGTCACCAACCGCTCCATCACCACTTGAAGGTGCAGAAGTTGATTGATACATATTTCTTGCAGTTCCACCACTGTTAGATGCATTTGTTATTGACAATGCTCCAGTTGATACTGCAGAAGGTGTTACTGATATCGCTCCAGTTGAAGCACCAGTTGCAGAGGTTGTACCAAATACAAACCCTGTTGCACTGTCATCCCACCCCATAAACACGTTACTTTCATCACCTCTTTCAATCACTATACCTGCGTCACCTGCTGGTGCGCCAGTAGTTCCATTTCCTAACTCAATCAATGAGTCTGTCATTGTTGTGTTAGTAGAACTTACTGTAGAAGTAGTTCCGTTAACTGTTAAGTTGCCCGATAAGACTAGGTTTCCAAAGGTAACATTACTTGATGTTGCCACTGCCTGTCCGATGGATATTGCACCACTACTGTATGTAACACCAGTACCAGCACTTAGTTGAGCTCTTACTTCTGTTGCAGAAGGCCCTGTGTAAGTATATGCACCTGTTGAAGAACTATATGCAAGTCCACCAATTCCGTTTGTAACTGCTGAATGTAATCCTCTGATTTCTGCATCTGTACTACCAGTAATTGTAAGTGTTCCAGCAGCGTCATCGTAAGTTTTTGTAATGTTAGTGCCTGCAGTAATAACTGCATTCATTCTGTCATCTACTTGTTCTTGGTCTAAAGCATCTGTTGCAATAGTTAATGTACCAGCAGTGTCATCATATGTTGATGTGATGTTTGCACCGTCTGTAAATAATGCATTAACTCTATCGTCAACTCTCTCATCTGTGTAGTATAAGTTTCCACTCTCACCAACGTGAGATGTGTTCAAAGTGACTGCTGCTCCTAGAGCAACTGCTTGTGAGTTAATTGTTACTGAACTATTTGCAAGTTTTGCGTTTGCAATTGAACCTGCTAACATAGCATTAGTAATACCAGTTGCTTTTACTCTTAGTGTGTCTGAATTTGTTTCTATAGAACTGTCGTCTACTGTTACAGAAATAACACCACTTGAATGTGCAAGACCGTCACCTGCTACTGTCGCAGCTAGTGTTAGGGTTGCATCACCCGAAGTTGCACCACCTGTTAGACCGTCTCCAGCTACAACACCTGTGATGTCCGCTGCGTTTCCGTCAATAGTAAGTGTTCCAGCACTGTCATCGTATGTTGCAGTGATGTTTGTTCCACCAACGATTAATGAATTAACTCTGTCGTCAACTCTTTCGTCTGTGAAGTATAGGTTACCACTCTCTGTGATTGAACCAGTGTTTAGTGTAATGTTTGCTGTACCGTCGAATGAAACACCCGAGATAGTTCTTGCACTTGCAAGGGCAGTAGCAGTTCCTGCTAGACCTGTTGTATCTTGGTTAAGTGTACCGACTGTAAAGTCTAGTGTATTATCAGCATCGACATATGCAACTGTAATACCCGATTCAGTATTACTTGTAACCATTGCTCCAACTGTGTCTGCAATATATTCTGTAGATACTGCAAGGTCAACTGCACCGTCACCAGCATCATCGTATGTTGCTGTAATACCAGTGTGTGAACCGTTAGTTGCTAACTGAGCTCCAGTTACGTCTTGGACTCTTTCTTCAGTATGATAAAGGTTAGTTGAACCTTCGCCTAAGTTATCTGAATCAAATGCACCCATGTTTACTGAGATTGCGTCTGCAGCCACCGAGATGCCTGTTCCAGCACCAATGTTTAATGTTGCATCACCAGTGGTTGCACCACCAGTTAAACCCGAACCAGCGACTACTGAGGAAATATCTCCAGCATCGTTTGTGAAACTTATTACACCAGTTGAACTGTTGTATGCTAAATCACCACCAGCACTAATTGAACTTCTTGCTCTGGCAGTAGTGTGATAAAGGTTACTTGAACCTTCAGTCATCTCATCTGTATTGTCTTTAGTAGCAATCTGTGTAGCAATATATGCCTTTGTAGATTGCTGTGAAGGTAGTCTAGTTGCACTATCTGAAGAGAAATCATCTTCATCAATCAATGCAGCTTGAACTCTTGCATCTGCATATCCATCGATTACTGATTGAGTAACCTCGATTGTATCTGCATTAACTGTGATACCTGTGCCTGCACCAATGTTTAATGTTGCATCGCCACTTGTTGCCGTACCTGTAAGACCAGCACCAGCATTAACACCAGTTATGTCTCCAACGTTCCCTGTGAGGGTTAGTGTGCCTGCAGCGTCATCGTATGATGCTGATATACCACTACCTGCTTGGATTAACGTGTTTGCGACATGGTCATCTATTGTTTCTAGAGCAGCGGTACCGAATGCACCTGCTACTAAGTCACCAGAGCTATCAAGAACGTCATTTGTTCCTACTGATAAACCATTTTTTAATATGAAATTCTTTTCGCCTGCCATTAGATGGTGCCTCCATCAATAGTCGCACTTGCTAATCTAGTATCAAATGAACTGTTAAATCTACTTGCTGTAAAGTAGAGGTTAGTGGAACCTTCTGTAAGGTTGTCTGAAGTGAGTAATGATATTGCAGTCGAAGCTAGTTTTCCTGCTGAGGAAATAACTTCTGTTGAACCTACTGTAAGTCCATACTCAATTACGAATGTATTTTGTGTTGCCATTTATGTGTCCTTTTAACGGTTACCTTGAGGTGTTGATACATTTATTTATCGAATTCACCGTCTTAAGACAACCGTATATTGTGTCTTTTAAAAGTTATTTTAGTTTATTTAAGCATCTACTAGTATCTTCTTAAATTTGAAGACCGTTGAATTGCTTGACGCAGGGGTAGTTCTGATTCTTAGAGTTCCTATATTTACATCGACACCGAACGTTGCAAGCTCTGTACTTCCTGTCAATACAGTACCGTATTGAGATATACTTGCAGTCGTTCCATTATGAACTATTGATAGTTCCGTGAACTGATATGTTCCACTTGTTGCATCTGAAATAGATACTTCATACTTTGCACTTCTATACGAAGATGTAGAGAACGTATCCATGTTTGTTTCGGATGTTGATGTTGTAGTTACTGTTCCGCCTTCTAATCCAGCTGGTGATGCAAAGGATAGTGTCCCACTACCATTTGTCGTAAGTACTTGACCATTACTTCCATCTGAAGTAGGGTAACTCATACTTGCACCTGTTAAACTGTTCGTTGCAGTCAATGTTGTTGCGACTAAGTCACCAACATGTAAGTCTGCTAATGCATAACCACTACCACCCATATTAACTGTGGTAGAAGGTTCTACTTCTAGACCATCAAACAACTTCCATGTGGAGTCTGACGCGTCTCTGAATAGACCTGTGTATTCACTTGCACCACCCTCTCCACTTAGACCGTCATTATAGTTACCATAGATTCCTATATCAATAGTATCTGCAGTAGTGTTACCACTTGCAAGTTCTATTAATGAATCTGTAACTGACTGCGTCGTAGAATCAATAGTCGTATTGGTTCCATTAACAGTTAGGTCGCCAGTAACAACTAGATTTCCCCCTATAGAGGTATCTCCTGCTGTTTGGATTCCTACATCTGCTAAAAATTTGGATTGAGTTGCCATATATCTATTTATAGCAAAAAAAAGGGGAACCGAAGTTCCCCTTAAAAGATTTTGATTCTTTTATCGTTATGCGTCTACTGTCGTTCTATCGAACTTTGTAACGGTTGATGAAGTAGAAGCAGGTGTGATTCTCAATCTGAGGTCAGCCCCACTTATATCTGCATCAAAAGTCGCCAAAGCAGAACCGCTTTTTAACGTGCCGTATGCTGTTAGTGTTACATTAGTACCGTCATGAATTAACATTAATTCAGTACTATGGAAATCACTCCCTTCAGACATTGCAATAACATATCTTGCAGCTCTAAAACTAGCATGTGCAAACGTATCAAGATTGACTTGAGTCGTTGCAGTAGTAGTTGAATCACCTTTAGATTTGTTCTTGTCTCCTAGGGTTTTGGTAGTACTGATTTCGTCACTGACGGTATCGTACTGAAACACACGGATTAATTCTGCTAATTTAAAACTCATTGATTTTGCCATTAGTTAATCCCCCCCTTAAGAGTGTCTAATTTGGAATGTATCCACTGTAGTGTTGGTGTTAGTTGGAGTTATGAGTAATCTCATATTCCCCGAATTAACATCAGCACTCAATGTAAACAAACTTGCTGTTGAATACACATCTCCGTATTGTACGAAGTATGCACTCGAGCCGTTATTAATAAGTAATACTTCACATGCATGTGTCCCCGCCGAAGCGTGAGTTGCATTAATGACATACTTGATGCCCTTAATTGCAACTGCATTTGAAGATAATACTTGGTTTGCTGTGGTTGCGGTAAGAGCGGATGCAGTATAATAACCTTGTACAAGGTTTGCTGCAGCCGTAATTGCCACGACTTCTAAAACATCACCACTTATTGCGTTAGCAACAAGGGTAATGGTCGAACTATTTGTTGCAGTGTAATCAACACCACCACCAATTAACTTAACACCGTTCAAATAAACTTGTTCACTACCTGCTGTATAAGCCAACGCATTACTATCATCATCGTTTCCGCTGATAACTGTAACTGTTGAACCTATTGTGTAGGTAAATGTGACAACTCCACTTGAGGCTGCTGAGGCAAAAGATAGTGTGCCTGACCCATTGGTCTGCAATATTTGGTTCGAAGTACCATCACTAGTTGGAAAGGAGTAGGCGTCATTAACAGATAAAGTCTTGGGACTGCTACCGATTTCAATAACCGCTGCTGACCCATCGTTCTTTTCAGTATACATTCTACCATGATAGGTATTAATCGCGACTTCGCCTAGTGATAAATCACCAGTAGTCGGGACTGCATTCTGAGTCGAACTTCTTTTAAAATTAATAACTGTTGCCATGTTACTCTCCTAGTATTATTGGTTTGATGAAATGTTAATTAAAACGTTCCGCCGTCAATACCAGTGATTGATACTGCTCCACTAGAAACCGTGAAGTTTGCTGTAGCAAAACTCGCGATACCTTTGTTGGAAACCGTAGCATCTTCACCACTTACAGTTGCTGTTCCGCCTGAGTATGATACATCCATACCATCTCCAGCAGATACAATTACAACACCTAAGTTAGATGCAGTAGATTGCTCAGAACTGATTGTAATGCTTCCAGCACCGTTAGTAACATCGATTCCATCACCAGCAGTAATAGTTCCTAGAGCTAAATCTGAACCAGTACCCATCATTATCTGACCGTTACTTGGAGTTGCTCCGTCTACTGAAGTTATTGAACCACTTAATGCAAGACCAGTTGCTTCAAGTCCACCGAATACACCGTCCATCGCTGTACCACTGAATACTGAAGAAGAATCTGTTGCAGCTTTAAGTGCAATAAATTTCTGATTATTTTCGTCCATACCGAAGAAACCGAGTTTAGCAGCTCCATCGTTATATTTGAATTTAATACCACGGTCTAAGTTATCGTCTGAACTATCTGAACCAATTTCAAAAACTGGGTCTGCGATAGAAACAGTTGTACTATTTACTGTTGTAGTAGTACCGTTAACACTTAAGTCACCTGTTACAATGACGTTACCACTTGCAGTCAATGTTGTTGCAGTGATGTCGTCTGAGTTTAATGTTCCGCCAACTGTTACGTTACCGAATGATACATTGTCTGAAGTTCCAACTGCCTGTCCAATTGCAAACGTTACCGCTTGTCCTGTTGCAGAAGTTGTTACACCTGTTCCACCTGTGAAGGCTATAGACTGAGAGTCTAAATCAACTGCTAATGTTCCACTGTCTGCAGTACCGTCAAGGTCTTGACCTTCTAGTTCTGTAGTAACCGCGTCTACATATGCTTTAACAGATTGCTGTGTCGGAACTTTAATTGCTGAGTCAGAAACCATGTTGTCTTCATCGACTAAGAAGTCAATGTTTCCAACTTGTACTGCGTTAGCTGCAATTGCTACTGCACCGTTAGCTGCTAGAGTTACGTCACCACTAAATGTTACGTTATCAAATGAGTTACTTCCGTCATGAACAAGTACTTGACCTGCTGTTGGGGATGAAATATCTGAATCCGTAGCACCTGCTAGGGTTGATGTTGTTGATAAAAATGATAATGCGCCTGAACCATCTGTACCGATGACTTGGTTTGCACTACCGTCTGCTGAAGGAAGAGTCCATGTTACTGAAGAGCCTAAAGTGTTTGGAGATTTAAGAGCAACGAAATTACTTCCATTGTCTGTGTCTTCCATTAACTTAATACTACCACCTGTACTTGCACTATTACCAACCTTAAGGTCGGCAGGAGTTGCTGATGTACCAGCAAGCATATCTGTATAGTACTTACCACCAATTGCTTGGATTAACGGTGTACTATTATCAGAATCTACTGATTCGATGTATAGTTTTGCTCCAGCACCTGAATTCGACCTGTCCTGTACGTATGCTAGTTCACCTTCCGATAGGTCGGATATAGCTGGTGCGGATACACCTGTACTTCTTTTAATCTGAATTACTGTTGCCATTTTATTTTTCCTTTAAAATAAATTATTAGTTTGCCTCGTTCACTATCCCGAGAATTTGAGTTCATAATATAGTCTGTCCACTCACAATGTGGGTCGTTGTCTCACTGTCGACAACCTTGATTTGTACACTTATTTAGTGTTTTAGAATGTTCCACCGTCGAGGACGGTAGTTGTAGTCCACCTCTCAGAAGCTGCATCATATGACAGAAGACCGTCATCGGTTTCTGTTGCAGTTACATCTGAAAGTTCGTTGATTGATTTAGTACCTAAGTCAGCACCACCACCCACAGTTACCTGTTGAGCTTTTATATTACCAGCACCAGCAACTCTACCACCGACTGTTGCTATTCTACTTAATGTTCCTCTGATTGCCATGATATTACCTCGTTACGCTTGGGGTGACTATTGCTTGACCCTCGATGACTCTAGTTGTTGTACTACCACTAGTTACTGTCATGTCGTAAACATATCTGCCTGAATCTAAAGCACCAGTAACAGCATCGGTTAAAGTTAATGTAACCTTCCCTGTCGAAGCGACAATTGAAGTTCCAAACGTTGCAGATACCGAAGATGACCCATAGGTCTTCCTCATCTGAGCAGCTGCTGTATAACCAGTAAGATTTAGTACGTTACCCGACGCGTCTGTTACGTCCACAGTAATCTGAAAATCTGTATGTTGGTCTATGAAAATGTTTGCAAGTATAGCCATAATACTATTTATACCCTATTTAAGTTTGATACTGAGCAGTAGGTACAGATTGATGTATTTTTCTTGCTGTACCTTGGTCATTTACGTGAACTTCATCCAACTTCTTCAAAGTTCCACCATCATTTATAAAGACTCCTTTTACTTTTGCATATCTTGGTATCACTCTTGTAGTCTGATAAGTTACTTGATACGTAAATGGTGACCTATGATTATATGATACTTGACTTCCAGCATTATAGAAGAAAGGTGTTTGACTATTTCTTATATTAGGTTCCTGTCCTTGTACTGCATTCTGATAAGTGAATGGACTTCTATGAGTATATGTAAATGGATTCTGTCCCGCTGCAATATATGGATATGAAATTTGTTTATTTGCTATCGACGGTTGAGCTCCATCTGCAATATATGGATAAGATATGTTGTGGTTACCTATTGCTGGAGTTCGTCCGTTTCTATTATATGTGAACGGAGTTCTATGTTGATACGTGAAAGGATTTTGCCCAGTTCTTTGATACGTAAATGGGGTTTGACTATTCTTAACAACATTAGTTTGTCCATTTACTGGATTCCTATATGTGAACGGACTTCTCATCTGATAAGTAGCAGGTTGTTGTGCTTGTCTTGAATACGTAAACGGACTTCGTCTTTGATACGTGAACGGACTTTGATGTTGGTACGTAGCAGGTTGTCTGTCATTTCCAATACTAGGAGTCTGTGCATTAACAGGGTTTCTGTATATCAATGGTTGCTGAGCAGTTCTGTTTTGTATCTCTTGTGCGTTCGAAGGGTTCTGATACGTGAACGGACTTCTATGAGAATACGTAAATGGTGTTTGACTATTACGTATGTTAGGCTCTTGAGAAGTTACAGATACAGTGTATATAACTGGAGTCTGACCAGTTCTTTGATACGTAAATGGTGTTTGACTACTACGTATGTTAGGTTGTTGTCCATTAACAGGGTTTCTGTATGTGAATGGAGTCTGTCCAGTTCTGTCATATGTCGAAGGCTGTCTTGCATTCCTAATATTAGGTTCTTGCCCAGTTGCAATATATGGATACGGTTGTTGTGCATCATGCGAACTCGGGACTCTATATGAAACAATAGAGGGTTGTTGGAAAATATATGGTTGTTGTCCAGTTGCCATTATAGAGGAGCTCCCCCGCCTTTCGATGCGGTCATATTAATGAGCTTCGAAGTAGGATTTGTTGTATACAAAGTTGTTTCACCAGTCTTATAAACTCTTAATTGTATTGAAACCTGTGAACTTCGGACTTCTCCATAAGGATTTTGATTTGAATTATTGGTGTTGACACTCCACCCAAATTGGACATAAGTTGCAGTACTTCCATCCCAAATATTGTGCCATGTTGCTTTAGCTCTTGCACCCGAAGTATTATTACTAGAATAAGGGAACTTAACAGTAGCACCATACTGTGTTGTCTGAAAATCCGCTGATGAATTCCATTTTACATCAATAGACCAACTATTATCAATTGGAGAATGCACATTAATATGGTCTCGATAGTTTGGCCCCATCGTTGAAGAGTCTACTGCATACCAGTCTACTTCTACTGAGTTTGCATATGTTCCACTTGTTTTATATGTGAACTCCATTGAGGCAGATGCATCACCAGAATTAGTACCACTATAAGCACGAACTGTATCCCAACTTCTGTTTGTTGTCCCTTGTGAATATTGTGCATTTGTATGTTGGGCTGCACTGTTGCCTGGGCCCCAAGTAGTAGTATTGTCACCAGCATCATCTCCATCCACACCATCAAATATGTAAGGTGTTCTTCCTACTGCTGGTGTTGTTGAGTCTGTGCTTGCTGGTGTCTGTATATTATATGTGAAAGGGGTTTGACCCTGTCTTGCATATGTAAACGGACTTCTATGTTGGTACGTAAACGGTGTTTGACTATTTGCAATGTACGGATACGGTTGCTGAGCAGATACAGGACTTCTGTAAGTGAACGGACTTTGATGTTGGTAAATAGCAGGTTGTCTTGCATTTGCAATATACGGATACGGTTGTTGTTGGTCTCTAGAATCTTGGTACGTAAACGGACTTCTGTGTTGATATGAAGCAGGCTGTCTTGCATCCCTAATATTAGGTTCTTGACCGTTTACAGGATTTCTATACGTAAACGGTGAACGATAAATGTATGGGACGTTTACTTGTTTGTTACTAGGATTCTGATAAGTAGACGGTGTTCTATGTTGATATGTGAACGGTGTCTGTGAATTTCTTATGTTGGGTTCTTGCCCATTTGCAATATTAGACTCTTGTGCGCTTGCAATATACGGATACGGTTGTTGCGTATTTTTAATATGTGGTTCTTGTCCAGCTGACGGATTCTGATATGTAAACGGACTAGGGTGTTGGTATGTGCCTGGCTGTCTTGCATTTGCAATGTAAGGATATGGTTGTTGTGCATCCTCGGTAGAATTCGTTTGTGCGTTTGCAACATACGGATATGTTGTCTGAAATACATATGTTGCTGGTTGACTCGCTTGACGTGCATACGTAAATGGAGTTTGGTGTTGGTATATTGTTGGAGTCTGTCCTTGTCTTACATATGTAAAGGGTTGTCTTGCATCCCTAATATTAGGTTGTTGTGCTGAGACTGGAGCGTTATATGCAAAGGGTGACCTATACTGATAGGTATTAGGTTGTCTTGCTTGCGCAGGCGACTGAATCGCCACTTGTCTTATGTTTGGTTGTTGTGCATTTGCTGGAACTCTGGCAATATAAGGTTGCTGAATTTCCGTTGCTATATTTACAAATATTTCTTCAGACATATCATATTATACCACGAACCATAAGTGTCCCACTTCTGTACCACTAACACTCGAAGGTGCAGTGGAAACCACTTCATAATCCAATTGAATTTTATCACTGGCAGTATTGCCACTATGTTTAAGACCTAGGCCTGGGTCGGTATCAAATTGTAATGTGTTACCATCTCCAGTATATGTTTCGGTTACACCAATACCGCCAACTGTCAATGCAGCGACATCGTCATCCCCATATGTAGGAACTCCAGTAAGTAGAATCTTATCACTTGCATCGTCATATGATGCAGTGATGTTTGTATGAGAACTATGATTTAATAGACCCGATACTTTGTCCTGTGCGTATTCTTGGAAAGTTACTCCAGCGAATGTTAGGTCACCACCGATATCTGCATCACCACTGATATCTAAAGAACCACCGTCTAGTTCACCACTAGTTGATATGGTACCTGTTGCAGTAACGTTATTGAATCCAGTAATGTCTTTATTGGCATCTACTACGACTGCTTTATTTAAAACCACGGTTCCTTGAGTTGAACCATCAATGTAGTTCAGTTCAGTTGCAGTTGCACTTACGGTTACACCGTTAAGTGAGAACCCATCTGTTTCAAGAGTACCATTAACGTCTACGTCACCTTCGATGTCTAATGAATCTGCTGTAATGATACCTGTTGCAGTAAGATTTCTGAAACCAGTAATGTCTTTGTTGACATCTACTGCAACTGCTTTACTAGCAATTACAGTTCCGTTGGTTAGGTCATCGATTTTTTCTAAATCTGTTTGGTCTATTCTTGCACTTCCGATTACGAATTCACTTCCAGCAATTATGTCTGTAGTTGAAGTAATATCCCCACCAGCTTGAACTGTTGAAGTTAGAACTGCAGTCGTACCACTTAGGTTACCATTGAATATTGTAGATGTGATTGAACTAAACCCTGTACCCACACCGCCTGTAATCGTTGCTGTTGAATCGGTAAAGGTTGGTGCAGTGATTGTATGTCCAGTGTCTACTGTAAAGTTTCCATCATGCAAAGTTTGACCATACATTGCAATTGTGTTTCCACCACTAAGAGCTGTTACTCTGTTGGCTGCATCTGCATAGTTACCATTTATAATAACACCACTATCGTTATTATTATAAATTGTATTTGCAGCGGTCTCTGTAAAGAATCCAATTGATTGAGCACCAATTGTAGATGTTCCTAAGTATGAACCTGTGAATGAGTACACAACAAGTTTATCACCTGCTGATGCACCACTAGTTAGAGATAGTTTAAAATAAATGTTTCCAGTAACAGCAGATATAGAATAGTCAGCACCCTCTAATAATAGAGTGGAATTTTTGAATACTTGGAATCTGTCTTTTCTTAATCTAAGTGTATTGTTAAAGTCATCAATTTCCATTGATGTACCCAAACCAAATTCAGTTTGACTAGCAGTACATGTGTAGATTAACTCTTGGAAGAAGAACGATTTGTCTTCTAAACTATTCAGAGCATCGATAACTGTTTCTTGATTCTCTGTTCTTAAGCCAGAGATATCCCCAACGTTAACTGCTAATTCGTTGTATTTGACTCTGAACTGTTCAATAGTTGAGTATGTGTCTACTGTCTTTGCCATTATGCCCTATCCAATAATTGTTGAAGCATCATCTTCATGTCCGATACTTCTGTCTTAAGTGTATTTATCTCCTCTCTTTGAGCGATAAATCTTTGTTTTCTAACCTTATGCAATCTATACTGTTCTACATCTGTATTTATAATAGCATGAGAACTTTCTTCTCTATAAAGATGAGTCTGTCCTTCTACTTTAATTGCCATCTTATGCAAGTGCCATACATCTTAGTGCAGTTACCGCTGGTATCACTGAGGTGTTCTGACCTTGACCTACTATCTTGACTACAAATCCACTGAATTCGGGTAAATCATTTACAGTAAATTCGTATTCCTTAAAGTTTCTTGCATCAGCTTCTGTTGCTACATCGGGTGAACCATCTGTATTGAAGTATTCAAATCCGACATCATCTAATAGTGTCTCTTCATCATTCTTAATGATTTTATACATTAATCTGACTTCTGTGGTTGGTGGTCTAAAGATATCTGAAATCACCTTAATTGATGTTGCTGGAGTCTTAAGATTCACCTTCCTTGTTACATAGACCATTGCATTACTATCACCTTCAGAGTTAGTCGAAGGAACAAATCCTGTACCAGCTGGTAGGGAGTTTGTAGTACCATTAACCTTCTTTGAGGTTGCGCTGTCTATGTTGTTAATTCTATTTGCAGTACCTAGACAACCCGCTGCTTGTACATCAATCATAGGTGATATATTAGGGTTGAATGACATTAACTGTAAGTGCAAGTCAAATGATTTCTGAGATGAC